AATGAACCTAAATGGAAAAAAGATATAGGCACATTTGGTTTATCTAAACATAGTGAAAGTTTTTCTCAAGATCCTAAAGCAAAAGAGTTAGTGCAATTTATAGGACAAAGATCTTATGAGTTTTTAGATTGGCAAGGATTTAATTTACAAAACCATAGCTTACACTTTACAGAATTTTGGGTGCAAGAGTTTAGTGAAAAAGGTGGTGGTCATCATGATACTCACGTACATTGGAATCAACATGTATCAGGATTTTATTTTTTAAAATGTAGTGAAAAAACATCTTATCCAATATTTCATGACCCAAGACCAGGTGCAGAGATGACAAAACTATTTATGAAAAATCAAGAACAGATTACATTAGGAAGTAATCAAATACATTATAAACCAAAACCAGGGACAATGATTATCTTTCCAGGTTATGTTCCTCATCAATTTGTAGTAGATCCAGGTTTAGAACCATTTAGATTTATACACTGGAATATTAAAGTTGTTGAAACAGCGATATCAAAGGAAAGGAGTCAAAAAGATGAGCTTCAAAAAAAATAAATACGTTGTAATTAAAGAAGCTGTGCCTAAAGACATAGCTACATTTGTTTATAATTACTTTTTACTTAAAAGAACTGTTGCTAGAACTTTATTTGATCAAAGATATATCTCTCAATTTACAGAGGAATGGGGAACGTGGGCAGATGAGCAAGTTCCAAATACATATTCTCATTATGCAGATTTAGCCATGGAAACTTTATTGATGAGAACTTTACCTATTATGGAAAAAAAGACAGGGTTAAAATTATATCCTACATATTCTTATGCTAGAATATACAAAGCAGGTGATATCTTACATAGACATAAAGATAGATTTAGTTGTGAGATATCTACAACATTAAATCTTGGTGGTGACCCATGGCCTATACATTTAGAACCAAAGAAAAATGTAGGCATACCTGATGGTAAAAAATATACTTCTGTTAGTAATAACAAAGGTATTTTAGTTAATCTAAAACCTGGTGATATGCTTGTATATAGAGGTATGGAATTGGAACACTGGAGAGAAGAGTTTCAGGGTGATAACTGTGCCCAAGTATTTCTACACTATAACGACCAAAAATCTAAAGATGCGGATAAAAATGTAAATGATAGAAGACCGCATTTAGGACTTCCAAGTTGGTTTAAAAAGTAATATAATCTTTAGATGGAGGCAGTGACTCCACCACATACCTCACTGTCTCCTTTTAAGGATTATTTATGAGTTTAGGATTTGACGCAATATCAGCATTACCTTTCGCTACAT